CCAGCAGATGATGCATTTCCAAAGTCAACATGTACTGTATTAGCAACATATGTGCTTGCAGTGCTAACAGTTGGATGAAGATCTAAATGAACTCTAGAACCAGCAATATATGCACTATAAGTTCCAAGACCAGGTTCACCAGAAGCACTACCAACATTACTTGTAGTTAACTGACCATATTCTACTAAATCTACATTTGTGCCATCATGAACCAAAGTTATCTCATCATGCTCCCAATAGGATGAATCACTAGCAGCATATGCAACTAGGATCTTAGATCCTCTATAAGTGGTGGCAAATGATACTATACTATGTTGTGTAGTAATTCCTAAAGGTATGGTTGTAGTGCTACTTACAATATTAACAATACCACCCAATCCAGTAGAACCTACACCAGCAACACTATCAGAAATATTAATTGCTACATTAGATACATCATAATTGTTGAATTTAAACTTCTTAGGGAAGAATAGTAATCTTCCATCATCACCAGCAATATCCATGTCAAATGATCCTAAATCTCCACCAAACTCACCAAGGTCAGTATTGGTTTCAACTCTACCATACTGGTTTAAGAATATATTACCAGTATCATCATGAAGAGCAGAAACTAGTAGAATCTGTCTCTCTTTAGTAAATCTCTTATCTCTAATAAATGAAATATACTTTCTATACCTTACACTTGCTAAATTAAAACTATCAACAGACATGAAAGCATCAGTTCTAGCATTATTATTAAAGTCTCCACTAATATCATCAACTGTCAATACTCTATTACCTACAGACTCACTATAATCCTGTAATATCCTTGTATCAAAAACTAACTCATCTGAGATGATATTAGAACCTATTGTTAAAGTTTTTTCTCTTACTAAGTCAAAATCAAATATTGTATTCAAATCCATTAATGAAACTAAATCATTAACTACTTCAAAAGTAGTTCCTGTTTGAGAAGTAACAACTCCCACCTCTGCTTCATTTCTGATAATTAAATCACTAAACTTTTTAAATCCTGCTGTATGATTTAAAGTAGATACTGGTTCTTTCCACTTTTCATATTCACACTCTGATTTTAATGAATATGAGAAATACTGATAATAATCACTATCAAAGACTCTTTGTAATCCATCATTTAAAAATCCAGTATTTTTTTGGAATCCCTCTTCAACTATAGAAGAAGATCCAATATCATATAAAGAATCATCTGTTATTACTTCAGTAACTGTTCCTCTAGTTCCAGAAGACTCTCCTATGAAAGAATCACCAATTTCAAAATCTTCTATTGAAGATACTCTAAGATAACCATAAGAACCATTCCAAGATTGCAATGATCCTTTTTTAGATCCAGAAACTACATCTTCACCTTTTTCAAATTGATCAGATTTTAACTTAATATCAAAAATTGGAAAATCTTTTTCAGCAATAATTTTACCTGAAGAAAGGGTGGATTGGAATGTTCCTGGTATTTCTCCATCAGCAACAATATTAGATAAATTATATCTAACAGTTCCAAGAGTTCCTCCAATATTAGCATCTGTTGCTAAAATTTCAAATAGTGTATAATCATAATTCTCACTATTATAACCCTTACCAGTGCTACCAAGTCCAACACTAACACCTTCAATCATTACCTTCTTACCCACCTCAAATGGATAATCAGCAGCATCACTAAAACTAGCCCCAATAGTTATTGTTACATTTTTATTGCCAGCATCATAATCAATATTATTAATAGAGATTCCATTGGAATTACTTATAGGAAGTATTTTAGGAGTAACATTATTCAAAGTTTTAGTATTTCTTAAAATACTAACTTGAGTATCACCTAATTCATAATCTAATTCTACATCATCAACTACTTTATTGGTTAAACCATCTAAAAGAACCAAACCAGGAGATTCTAAATAATTTTTACCAACAGAAGTAATACCAATAGTATCAAGAGAAGTAAGCAAATCTAATTTAATTAATTGTGGTATATTTGCTTCAGGTCTAAGAGTATTATCTACAGAATAATCAAATCCAATATCTTGAATTACACTCTTGCTTATTCTACCTATAGTAGGACCTTTTGTTTCTAAAATTGCATTATCACCTTTATTTGAAATAATAGTGCTAATTCCAGGTAAAGTTTTATATTCAAATCCACCATCTTCAACTTTAACATTTGATATTGGACCTTCTACATTTGATGAATTAGTAGTATAAGAAAAAACACCATCTGATGATGTGTATTCTAATTTTTGAGGTAAGACAGCTGATATAAATGAAAATGTAGTAGATCCTACTCCAACTAAAGTTTGCTGATTAGATAATGGATTATCTAACAATATAGCAGAATTAGAATTAGCAATATTAGTAGTATCTCTAATAATTCCAGTCTTAAGAGTTGAATTTAATAATTCATTTATAGGATTTAAATTGTAATATAATACTCTATTAATTTCACCTACATTTTTAACTGTTAAATTAGCATTTGCATCTATACCAATTCTTCCAATTGTGCTTAAATTAAAATCAGCACTTTCTCCAGATGTAAAGAATGAATTGTTAAGTTTTGGATCAGTATAAAGATTAAAATCAAATGCACTATAAGAAACTCCACCATCAGTAAATGATAAAGAAGAATCAGAAAGATCAAAATATATTTTTAAATTTTTCTCTAACTTTATGGGAGGATTAATTGGAGAAATAGTTCCAGAAGAAGCACTAGTAATATTAATTACTTTAGGTTCTTCATTTATAGCATCATAATAATTATTAGATAATTTTATAGTATTTTTATCTACTACTGTTGCATAATAAATTCCATTATCTACCAATCCACCAGATGAGGTGGTTGCTGTGTGAATAACCTTTTGTCCATTACTATACCCATGTCTTGCTATGGTAATACTATCATTACCAATACTAACATCCCCAGAAGCAAAAGTTCTAGGATCAATTACTAATCTTCTATTGTAATCATTATACGCTACTTTTATAGTGGTAGTTATTCCTGGTTGAACCACTAAATTAACAGTATCATCGCTCTTAAGTCCATGAGTAGAAGCAGTAGATACTGTTACTAATGATCTACTTAAAGATCCTATCAATGTATTATCATAATTGGTTTTTAGACTATGATATACTCCTGTACCAACACCAATGAAATATAATGTTGATGTATTAGTAGTACTATTAATTCCAACAAAAGAACCAGTAGATCCCAATCCAACTCTAGCAGTAGAAATTCCAATTAAATCATTTGTTATTTTTGCTGCATATACTGTTTGACCTTGAGTAAGAGCAAAACCATCAATACCATCAGTTGATACTGATACTGCTGCTCCTGCATTTGTGCTATATGTTAAAGCATCTCCAGTAAACAATCCATGATCCTTAAAGTAAAGTGCTTTAGTAGGAATGAATATTTCACTTATGCCAGTGCCTGGATTTGAGAAAGATAATGTTGATCCAATACCAACACCAGATATTGTACCTAATCCTATTGATTCTGCAGGATTAAAATATAATTCAGTATTAAGTTTTAAATCTCCATTTTCTAATTTTGATTTAGCATTAAAAATAAATTTTCTTGGTTTTTGGTCAACCTTACTAAATGCTGTATGAGCAGCTCCTGTAGTGGAATCATATTCTCTTACTACTCTAACTCTAGATGATTCTGGGTCAACATTTAATACTTTTACACATTCAGTTCCAATACCCAAAACATCATTTGGTCTTAAATGAGGATATCTAACATACCCATCCAAATTAAAGTAAGTTACAATACCAGTGCTAGAAGAAGCATTAACTGCATTAAATAATTTAAAAGTATCAGTTGTTACACCAGTTTGAATTATAGAGTTATTTTTTATTCCACTAGTGCTTAATCCTGCAATATATATTGTTTCATTATGATAAAAATTATGAGGATTTGTTGTGTATCCAATAAATTGTCCATTATACTTACCAAGAGTAAATTCTACGTTAGAAAACTCAGTAAAAGCAACACTAACTTGATTTATAGTTTTTCCCTCAACAAAATTAACTAGTGCCTTAGCTCCATAACCACTAGATCCTGCATCCTCAAAAACTACCTCATCACCAACTTTATATCCTGATCCTCCAGTGTTAACTCCAACTTCTAGTATCTTACCTGCTGTAGTAGAATCAATATAAGTTCTTTGTTTATGAATATTACTAGGATTTACTATAAAATCATAACTACTATCATTAAGAAGGAAATTGTAAGGACTAGTATTTCTAACTAAATTGGTGCTATTAAGATCTACTAAATCTTGATTTGATTTATAATCAAAATTATATTCAATAGATTGATGCTTATAAGAATTACCTATAAAATATGGGAATTGAGGTTTTCTGTAATTTTTAAATGAACCCTCATCATCATTTATAGTTGGGTTTATAAGAGCAAAGTAAGCATAAACCCCATTTGGATATTCTGGAGTTTTGCAGAATCTACCATTATGTTCATCCAAATCCTTATCATCTGAGAAAGTATAATCCTCTACAAAGAATCCTTCAGAATATATACTCTCACCACTATCAGTGAGAGGATTGGGTCTAGTGCTAGATATGGTAGGAGAGTAACCAGATTCTAGAATTTTAATAGGACCACCAGAATTATTTGTATATCCATATGGACCATAAATTGGAGATCCATCATAAGACCATCCAATAATTGGAGAATGATTGACAGAGACTTGCTCAATATCATTTTCAAGTGATAAATCAGGAACGAAAACTTCCTTGTCACCTATAGCCTTTTTAATATAAACAGATTGCCTTAATTTTCTAGGAGCATATAAATGTGAATATTGAAGACCATATTCTTCATTTAAACCAGTGCTTACAATTCCATCATCAGTTGTAATCTGATCATTTTGTATCAATCTCTCTACACTATTAATAGTCCATCTTTTTGGATTTGAATAAAAATCAGCTCCACTACCATTAGGTGTTACTTTTATAGTAGCATCTGTGGAAGTATGTCCAACACCACTATTCACAACTGTAACTGAATCAATAGATCCATTCTTTAAAATAGGTACTATCTTAGCTCCTTTACCAATTCCTCTTACTTCAAGATTAGGTGGTGAATTATATTCACTTCCTGCATTCAATACTATTACTTCAGTTAATTTACCATCAACACTTATAATTGGAATTAGTTGAGCATTCTTACCACTCTTAGGAGTAAAAACTGGTTGTCTATTATAATTGATAACATCAGAAGATCCATATCCCACACCACCATCAGCAATATATACACTCTTAATAGACCCTCTTACAACAGGTCTTAAAGATGCATTAAAGTCTTGACCAGATAGTGTAGATACTCCTATATGACCAGTTATTGACACTGTAACTGGTGTGTAATTGAATTCATTGATTCCACTACCACCAGACAATAATTCCACATATTTCTTATTTCTCATATAGAAATTAGCTGGTGTAGATCCTATACCAACATCAGATAATCTAAATGAACCACCATCTACAGCAGTAACGTAATAATTTGTTAAAGTTGTAAGTCCAATGATAGGAGTTGTTTTATTGTCATATGTTATTAATTCTCCAGTCTTATATCCATGACCAGGAACATTGATTGTGTTTGTAGCAGTATTAATTCCTGAAGATGTAACTGAAGTTAATCTATTAGTATATCCTGAGCCAGAACTTCCAATACTTATAGAACTAACTACTCTTTTCTTATTTGCACATTTTAATTCTTGAATACCTGCACCATAACCAGTAAGACCTACACTAGAAACTCCAGCAATTGCATCTAAATATGTGCTATGCAATGAGACTGTAGTTGCATCTTTAATAGAACAAAAATAAGGAGCATCTGTTGATATGCCAGCAATAGCAGTTTGCTTATCTGTATTATAGGTTACAAGTTCTCCATCTCTAAATTTATGAAAAGTTGAGAATCCAATTGTATTATTGGTAAGATTAACTAATCCACCAAGCTCAGTTGAGTCAAATGTTATAGAATGCTCTTTCTGAATTAAATTTGCAAATGCAATACACCCAGAACCATTTCCTCCACTTATTTTTAAAGTGGGTGTTGAAAGATAATCAAATCCTCCATCTAAAACATCAATTTTTTCTACAGAACCTTGTACCTCACAATATGCAGATACACCAGCCCCTACTCCATCAGAAACAGATAAAATTGGAGGATTTGTAACATCATAATTATCTCCACCACTAGTAACTGAAATTTCCTCAATAGGTCCATAATAAACAGCATCATTAGATTTATAATTAAGTATTTCAACACCATTTACTAAAATACCAGTTTTTCCTCTAGGAGTAGGTTGATTAGTAAGAGATGGAAGTGGTGATTTAATAGATCTTATCAATTTTTGAGATTGTATTGATTTTTGAGAAAATCTAGACAATTCAAATTTATTATTGCTTATAGTACCACTAAAAGACACATATATGTCATTAGAAATATTTGCACTACTTTTAGAAAGTTTAATATTATTAATATCTACTTTTTTAATAAAGTATTCACTTTCACTAATATCTAACTTATTATCATCACCACCATTAACATAAATTACTCTTTCTCCAGTTAATAATCCATGATTAGGGATAGTTATAGTATCACTCTCTACAAAAGATCCTGAGAAAGGTATATCAGTTTCTCTAATATCTAATGCATCATCAAAGTAACTTGGAAGTGAAGGGGAAGTAATATATACATCTCTATCATCCAAATAAGAGTTTTGAACATTTGTAGTGTAAATATTAGCACCAGGATAATTACTTAAATTGGCTTTGGATAATAATCTTTGAATTCTATATGATACATTGGGATTTAATTCACCTGATCCTTTAATTAAAACTTCTTTAGAACTAACTAGTGAAATAATAGAACATGATACATCATTAATAAGAGCATTATCTCCTACAAGGAAATTATGATCATTAAAAAGATTTAACTTATAGGTAAAGTTAGAAGAGTCAATAAGTTCAATAGATTCTACATTATAAGTAACAGAAATATTAGTAAATAAGTTATCAGTTACTTTACTTTTAGAAACAGAACCTAAACCTTTTGGTTCAATGATACTCCCTTCTTCATTATAATATGTGCTGTTGAATTCGCATGTTAAATCAGATAAAACTCCAGTTACTCTAACTTTTACTACACTAGCAGTTCCTATTCCAGAATAACCATAAGCAAATGTATCTAATCTTAAATTTTGTGTTGGTTGAATACTTTTATCTACTCCAAAACATCCATAAAATTGATTTAATGATTTGGATGTATATTTAATATTATTAAATGTTCCATCAGCATAATTTGCAACTAAAACACCTGTAGTTCCAAACCCTACAGTGGAATCAACAGTTAAAACAGTAGAACCTACAGAAACACCATCTACTAATTTGGTATTAGGATGTATAGAAAAATCTCCACTTAATTTATCTAAATTATGAGAATAATCTAAACTTAATCTATAATATACATTATCACCTCTTACTATTTTTTCTATATCACTAATAGCTCCATTAGCTTTAGGAAGTCCATAAACATCATCTTGAAATAAGTTCCTATTTACAAGATCCATAGGATCTCCATCTAATGCTTCAACTACTATTTGTTTTGAAACTTTATAATCAGCATCTGAGGGTATAAAAAGATAATCACGTGGTTTAATGACTTCTACATCTTTTCCATAGAGTGCTCTGAACAGAATTTCAAAGGATTGATCTGTTCCTTTAGATGAATAGAAATCTTTAGATTGTTTAACAAATAATCTTTCGTTTATATCATCATCTAATGCTCTTTCCTCAAATCCTGGTGTAATTTGACCTTTTACCTTTTTAAAGAATTCTTTTAAAAATCTAATACTTAAATTATTGACTGTTGTTCCTGAAGAATGAGTAGAAATGCCAGATTGAGAAAAAAGAAGTTCATCAGGTTTAGTAGGACTTCTATACGATGTAATTCCACTAAATCCACGTGAACATCCAGTAAAGGTATTAGTAGTAACGCCAGTATATGTAATAATTTCAGAATCTATCTCAAGCAACCCAAAAGAGTCTGGAAATCCAGTAGTAGAATTTACAGTTATAGTATTATCAGCAATTCCTACATTAGTAGAAAGACTAGTTGAGTCTATTAGATCAGTTAACTCATCAATCTTGATATATTTGTCAATATTCTGTAAAACATCTAATGTAGACCCTTGACCCTCCAAGGCAGTATAATATTGTGCTAAAAATTCACCAGCAAGAGGAAAATCCGCTTTTATAAAATCTGGCAGTTGGTTCTTAACAACTGAACTAATTTTAACTCTTTTATTTTCTGGCATTTTGCAATAGAATTAATATCCTGAAGTTGATGATGTAGGAGTAGGATTAGAGTCTCCCAAAAGTTCTAAATTAGAAGATCCTACTACATATGTATCTGAGGAGAGAAGGGATGTATTTGTCTTTTCACTTTCAGTCAATCTAGCTATATCTCCAACCATATAACTTGAAGTAGCAGTATAAAGAGTGCCTGAAGTATTATCACCTGATGTGACATTATCAGCAATCATATCAATAGTGCTATTATTAATATCTAATTGTAAATAAAGATCCTGGAGTCCTATTACATCATTGGATTGAGGGCAACCAGAAATTTCTATTATTGGTATATTTTGTACTTGCTTAGATGTCCCAGTAATATTAATAGGTTTAATTAATACTTCTGCTCTTTCATAATCAACAGTTCCTACATTACTAGAAACAATTGTAGGATTATTTCTAGCTGATAAAGTAAACAAGAATAAAGTTCCTGTTTTTCCTCCTTGAATAGGTGAATCACTTAAATAAACAGTATCTGATATTCCAAAGATATTGAATCCTGATGACTTAATATTATAACCATTATTATTCTTTATATAGAATGCATTACCAAAACACAGTTCATATTCTGCATTTTGATTTAATAAAGGTTTTAAATTTCTTCTAATTTCAATTTTAGTGATATTTGAAGTTATAGAATCATTACTATTGTCTACAACAGCTTGAAATTTACTATATTTGAATTTTGCCCCATATCTATTCATTTCAGATGAATCTGCATAAGAATTAACATTATTTGACACCACTGCTTTTACTGCATCTGAATTTGCAGCTAAACTTGGGTTATAATAAGCATTAATATGAGCTTCAACATACAAATACTTAAGATCTAGTATTTCAGTTACAATTCCAGCAACAGAATACTTTCTGAGCATGGTATTGAGGTTATTTTTGATGGAATCTGGTACATAAGGTCCATAAAATGGTTTTATGGTGATAAAAACCTTTCCATACTTAGGAGGATTCAATTCTTCACCTCCAAAAGCTGAAACTGACTCAGTTTCTGGGTAAATTTTAGGAATTAGTGCCTCATAATCATTTGCAGTGACTGCTCTATTGAATGTAGAGTAAATTTTAGGTGCAAAACGCTTTACAGAGTCTATAGATTCAATTTCTTTGCCTCCTGTAGACTCACTTACAGTAGAAAGTATGGAAATTCCAGTACTTACCAGGTTATTGTTGTTATCTACAATTCTTCCATTGAAAGAAAAGGAAGAAACTCCATTTCCTGCCTCTCCACTACTAGTAATATAGGAAATTTCAATATAATTCAGTGATTTTAACTTTTCTCCAAAGACTCCATCACCAAAAATGAGTTCATATCTCTGATCATCAATTTCTTGAACAAAATATACCCTAGAAGTGTCTGTAACTTCTATTAGAGTATCAGAAAATACATATTTTCTAGAAGAAGTACTAGATTGAGTGTCTCTTACAGCAACTTCAAGGGTAGAAGTGTCAATATTTGCATTTTCTAAGATGTATCTTGATGGTGGTGCAGGTGTTTCTGATGAAACAGTGAAATTTGAGGTTAAATATGTCCCTTCATAGATTGTAACATTGTTAAAAGTAGCAATTCCATCAACTACAGGCACTGTTACATCACTTGGAATGCAAAAAGAGTAACTTTCTGACCCAAAAACAGATGCAGAAGTGGTTACAATGCCTTTTTTAAGTGTTAAGGTGACAGGTTTAGTAGTAAAACCAGTTGTATCTACAAAAAATGATATTATTGCCTTTGCTGCAGTCCTTGATCTGGGTGTATAACCTATATTACGTGCTAATGCTACTACATTTTCTCTCAAAGTAGCACTATCTATGAAAACCTCATTACTAACCATGTTAGCATTGTATGAGGAGATGTAAGTATTGTATGCTAATACATCAAGTATGTTAGAAAGATTAGATCCTTCAAAGTCATAATCAGTAAAATTAGAATTTTCTCTCAAATAATCCTTCAATGAGGTTTTTATTTGATCAAAATCTAAATCTGTAAAGTTAACTAATGCCATTTATCTTGTAGGCTGTAGTGCAAAGTTTAATTGTTGAGGAAGAGCATCAATTCCTATGACATCATAGGAGACAGTTACATCAAATTCATTGTTATCATAGTTAGGTTTAACTGCTACATCCTGTAATTTCACTCTAGGTTCAAATCTAATGATGGTTTGTTCAACTTCATCCCTAATAACTGCTGCAGAAATGTCATCCACAGTGTCAAAAAGAAGTTGACTTACTCCAGAACCCAAATCTTCATTAAAAAAACGTTCTCCAGGAGTAGTAAGCACTAAATTCCTAATAGAACGTGAAATAGCAGTGTCATTTTTGACCCCTATGAGGTCAGAATTGATAGGATTTACCTCAAAAGACATGCTAATGTCCTTAAATCCTTTACTAATCCTTTCTACAGGCATGAAACAACGGTAAATATAAGTTATTTATCATAAAAAAAGAGACCCTTAGGTCTCTTGTACTATCTTCCTTGTCCTCTATACCTTTTTTTAGGTTTATTTGAAC